ATGCAGACTGACCAAAACAGACTACTCGCCCTCGCATTGCTGGAGATCAAGATTTTACTTGTTGATTATCTGGGTAGCGTTGTAGACGCCCCGACGAATGTTCGTGTGGCGGCACATATTGCCTATGCACTTCATAACGAGGCGGAGGCTGTTTACACCAATGCTGACTTTGCGCTTGATGGCGCATCCCAAAAAATCGCTGCGATCGATCAAATTTTAGGTGTCACTGACGGCGCCGCGCTATTGAGCAGATTTGATATCGAAACCTGATTCATTCCAGATAATGCTGAGCCAAGATGACTGCTATTGGCCCAATAGCGGTCTGTCGGGCATCATCAAAACCGCAAGCGTCATCTTGATGAACTCTTCGTTTTTGTCGATCGCCCAGAGGGCGCCGCGCACATTCTCGGTTACATCGGCCGCCCCGCGCTGCTCCACTCAATTCGATAACTCCATGATGACGGCGTCAAGGGCGAGTTGGTTTTCGTTGATCTTGAAGGGCAGGGAAGATAGCAGGTCTGAGTTGGGCATTTTGTGTTCCCTTAGCAGCTAAAGGAGCAGCGTAGCACCGGGATAAATGAAGAGTGTTTTACGTTTGGCAGGACGCCGGAGAAGAGAGAGAGCAGAGAGTTCTGTAACGCTTCAGCTAGCGCGGCGGAAATCTCAAATGCCAGAAACGACAAAGCCCTGAATAATCAGGGCTTTGTCGTATCAAAGATGGCGGAGGCGATGGGATTCGAACTCATGGACCTGTTACAGTCGACGGTTTTCAAGACCGCTATGGAAAGCCGCTGAATACGCGGCCTCAGACGCTTTTTCGTTCCAAAACTTTTGTTTTGCCGCACCTCTACAGACCGCATTCTACAAGGGGCGTGTTTCGAGTTATGGAACGTATTTTTTGCCTATTTTGAGGGTTTGGCGATCGCGCCAACGCGGCGATAAACCCGCTCGGTAATGTCGCCTTTTGTGTGTCCTAGCAGCAGGCTGGCGTCACCGACATCGCTGATCTCCGAAGCTGCTTTCGGGCGAATGTCTCGAAATTGGAATTCCCCGATCCGGCCGGCCAGCAGCTCGTCTCCTTGCTCAAGAGCTTCCAGTTTTGCCTTCTCTCGCGCCGCGTCCCATCGCTTCCTCAGCATCGTCGCAGTCATCCGTTTACCGCTCCGGTTGATGATCAGGTAACTCGAAACGTGCGCGGCGTTTCGTTCTGTGATCGCCGCGATCAAAACTCCCAGGCTGTTCGCCTCTCCGGCGGTCGTCATCTGAATGCGCAGCTTCTTGTGCGTCTTGTTCTGCTGAACAGTCAGATATCCGCCTTCAACATCATCCTTCCGCATAACCAGCACATCTGCCGGCCTTTGCCCGGTCAGATAGGCTAGGTCCATCGCTTCCTTCAGCTCTTGAGCTGCCTTCTTGTAAACCGCCTCCCAAACCACATCATTCGCGTAATAGTCCCTCGGCGTCTCCTTGTTCTTGCGCACGCCTTGGCAGGGATTTTCCTTCGTCGTCAGACCCCATTCGCGGGCAATGTTGAAAATGTGGGAGAGGGTGGCTATCTCCCGATTCGCCCGTACCTTGGCCGTCCGTGCGTCCCGGTACCCGGCAATCGTTGCAGGGGTTATCGAGTCGATCGGGGCGCTGTCGAACATCGGCCGCAGTTGCTTGATCTCCGCCAAGTTGTCCTTCTGAGTGCGGGGCGCTTTCTTGGGCACCACATCACGGATGTACCGGTCGAAGATCCCTTTCATGGTGCGGAGATCGAGCGGCTTTTCCTTGGCTTCGAGTTCGGCCCACTTCAGTCTGGCTTTGTCGAGGTCTTTGCCAAGAGGAATATCGTTGCCGAGCAGGTCGCGGTAGTAATACGCGGTCCATGTACTGCCGTTTTTGCGCTTCCGTGAGCGCTTGTACATTCGAGGGGGAAGGTGTTGGTGCTCGGTCTTGCGGGGGCGCATATCAGTTCACTCGCGAATAATCAGGTGTCCATACCGGTGCGGCTGGCGGCGGGTTCGGATCGGCAATGGTGGGACTGATCATGCCCAGCTTCATGCGGGCATACATCCGGCCCACCAGCGGGCGCTTACCGCGGCTTTCGACGAACACCCACTGGCGATCAATTAGCCAGCGGCGTTGGTAGGCCCTCGCCTTGTAGCCGGTGAGTTCGGTCAGCTCCTCGTCAGAGAGGATTTCGGTTTCCATGAGGTATTGCTCCATGCCGCGCTTGGCGGCAGAAGGTGGTGATGGGTTAATCCATTTGGTACCAGACGCCACAATCGACGCCTTTGGATTGCAGCGATTTGTGCATGGCCTGCACACCGGCATAGCGCCGGTTACCCTGGCCATCAAACGGCGCGCCGAGGTGAAAGGCTCGGGCGTGGTAAGTGCTGGCAGATTGCATCCAGCCATGAAGGCCGGCATCGTGGAGTGTCTTCTCGCGGACAAGGCCGACGCGGAGATAAACTCGGTCGAGGTTCGCGCTACCGCCATCGTCCGGTGTTGCTGCTGCTGCGGCCTTACCTGCTTCGAGGGCGCGCGCGACTGCTGCCACCACTTCTGGTAACTGTTCTTTTTTCATGGGACACCTCGCCCGCCATACACCGGCAGGCTGTTGAGTTGGGGGAGGGGTTACGAGTTGTTCGCTATGTCGGCTTCTGCCATTTCGCAGAAGAACGAGCAGGAGGGGATTTTCTCGTTACGCCGTACTGGGCCGTCGCCGAGGTTGCGCAGGGAGAAGCGGATATTGGTGGCGCGATCACGAAACAGATACGAGCCTTCGCCCAATTCGTCTTGGATCGCGCACAACTCTTCAAACTGCTCAGGAAAGTCTTCGCGAATGGCTCGGAAGTAGCCTTCGCCACCTTTCACGCAGCCGATGCAGTTGGCATTGTCGTAGCCCAGGCGATACATCAGCGGCAACTCGATTCCCGCACGTTCGACCATTGCCTTGCAGTCGTCCTTCCCCAGTCCGGCATCAATCAAAGGGGCGATTACAGGGCGATCAGTATTTCGATCGCGAAAGTCTTCCAAGCGGTCGACCTCTTCAGCGGTGTATCCGAACACCATGACGTCGCCTGGTTGCTTCCAAGAATCGAGCAGCCGGCGCTTGAGCAGCCTGGTACAAGGTGCGCCGTTGCGGCCTCTCATGAAGCGTTCACGCCGAAACACCTGAGTGATATCGGCGCCGTACTTCTCGTCCCTAAGTTGCACAATCTCCTGTCCGAACCAATCCTGGCAGTTCTGAAGGAAGCGCCGGTTGTCTGCGTGCTCATTGGCCAGAAACGCATTGATGATTTGCACATCGTGTGTCGCACCGTACTGCGCCAGTGCCAGCTTGGTCGCCACCGCCGACGCGGCGCCGCAACTGAACTGGCAGACGATCCTGTTGTTCATCGCCACGGCCCCTTGTAGATGAGGTAGGCCATGTAGAGCGGGGCGAAGATCATAGTAGGTGCGCTCCTGCTTCAAGTAGGCCGTCGCGGTCTTCGCGCAGTCGCTGGTTCTCGGCGATCAGGCTCAGCACTACGGCAGGGGTGGCGGCGGCAGCGAAAGCCGCATCCTCTGAATTCAGCCCTATCGCCTCGAAGTCTGGGGCGGATATATACCCCCCGACCAGATCAGCATCCTCGGCCAATTGTTTTAGTTTTGAATGGTCGCTCATCCGATCACCGCCTTTATGGTCAGTACCAATGGAAGCCAGAAGAAGAGGGTGCAGCCGAGTAAGCACTTGGTGATCATGGCTGCACCCGTTTGAACTCGACGACCCAAACCCACGGGTTGGCGTCCCAGTCGCCGCCGGTGGAGTTCCACAACTCCTTCCAAGCCGCCGGGTACCAGTCTCGGTAATTCGGCGAAACGTCATCACTTGCCTCCGGCGGACACTGCAGGCCTTCCGCCCGGATATCGGCGCGGCTGATGTCCTGCAACCGCTCGACGCGCACGTCGGTGATCTCCAGCAGGATGCGGCAGGCCCAGCGCGGCATATGGATCGAAGGCCGAATTTTCCCTGGTTTTATCATCGCGCAACCGGTTTGCCGGAAGTCCCAATCTGCTGGGTAGCGGATAGGCTCGCCATGGCTCAGCTCGCGCGGCGCGACAGAATCCACTTGAGCATCAGCTTGCCAAGCCTCGCGTACCCACAGCCGATCGCCGCGACGGCCGTAAGGGCAGGGTGCAAACTCTTCCAGATCCTTGGCGCACTCCGCTTCAGTCGCTCCGAATACGCCGAAACCGTAGCGTGAGTCGCGCTGAGCAATGGCCATCCAGCGATGACGCTCGCCGGCCGCAACGGATGCGTCTTCAACCGGAATCTGCCAGCCTTTGACCTGCCGCCGGGTGACCGTCTTGCGGCCATCCAGAATGGCGCGCACCATCGGCGCTGAGAACAGGATGGGGCGTTCCTTTTCTTGAGACATAGCTTCGCCTTGGCCACATATCGTGGCAGTGAATAGAAGGATGGGTTGCAGATGAGGGTAGTGGCTTTACGGCATCGTCGATGTTGCGTAGAGTGCGCGAACCCTGAGTCTCCTCAGTCAAGTCAAAATAAGCTTTGCGGGGCATATCCGTAATTTCATCTGCCGAATAGGCAGATGCATGAATTACACAGCGGTCACCCGTTGCGTCGTTCAATTTTGACTAAACCCAGGAGGTTCTTATGCAAATTGAGATTACTATCAGGCTAGACCTGAAGTTCTTGATCGTGCTGCTGAAATGCGCACTATCTTGATCTGACGGTTGCCCCGGGTTGTAGAGCCGCACCCGGGTTTCCCTTTCCTCTCCGAATAATTTTTGGAGAGCATCATGCAGCCACCGCCCCGCGTTCAGTAATACTCCACGGATCGTTTGCTCGGGCCAGAGCAGCCATCGGCGGCGGGCTGACGCTATTACCGCACATGTGCACCTGCTGAGTTTTAGTGAACGGCTTACCGTCGGCGCCGTGGCTGATGATGTAGTCGGCGGGGAAGCCCTGAGCCTTGTACAGCTCTGCCGGTTGCAGCATTCGCAGGCAGATGTCGACGATCACGTAAGGCGTGCCCTTGATGATGACGGTGACCAGACCCAGTCGATCCTTGGTGGTGATGGTTGGCGCTGGCGCGTCGGCGGCGCTCATGTTCTCGGTGCCGTAGTAGCTGATCAGGAATGCAGCCACGCGTAGCGCTCCGGCCTCAACCTCGGGCGAGAGCTGAAACTCAACCAACGAGCTTTTTCCGCCACCGCCGGCCGTGATGGTTGGGGCTGGCTCGTCCACACCCTGGCCAACGCTGGTGCCGAACTGGCGTTCCATGAAGGCGGTGACCAGCCCGTGGTGAGTGCCGCCGGCGCTGATGGTATGCAGCGGATCGGCGGTGTCCCGCGCATCGCAGTTGCCGCGCAGGTGCACCAGATTGGCCGTCACCAGCTGCTGCTGGCTGCCGGTGTTCGTCACCGTGGTCATCGGGTCCTCGATGCTCTTTGCCGCCGTGGTATTGAAACCGCCATTCATCTGGGCCATGAACACGGTTGAGATGCCCATTGCGTGGGCGGCACCGGCCGGGCGCTGATAGTTGCCGCCACTGGTGATGGTCGGCAGCGGCTCGTCGAGTGCTTTGCCTTCATCCGAGAACCGGAACTTCACCAGGTGAGCCGCGGCGAGCGCGCGGTGACCACGCGTCATCAAAGTGCCGAGGGGCTTATCCGCCGCTACCGGATTTCCGGCATATACCGGGCCACCGGCGCCGACCAGCACCGGACTGATCAACGTCAGCTCGCCGCGATTCGCACAGGTAACCGTCGGCAGCGGGGCGTGGGGATCGTTGATCCGGTCGCTGCCCTGATGGGTTGCTGGCGCAATAATTGGGCTCGCCATGGCGAATGATCCGCCGCGCGGCCAGGACGTCACGGTGCGCAGCGGGTCATGCGCAGACTGAACGCTTTCACCGGACCAGTTCGCGATCGGCACAATGAACGGGTCAGCGGCATTGATGACGAACTTCTTCATCCCCTTGGCGATTCGGCGCAGGGTGGCAGGTGCCAGCGGTTTTGCCCGGTCGAAAATGCTTTTGCTCGGGATGGTCCAGTCGATGCACTCGGCGGCGGTGCGCCACTTCTTTTGGCCCTTGGCAGGGTTCTTCGCGTGGGTTGGCTCAGGCCACACAATCGGCTGGCCGTCGCAACGGGCGATCATGAAGAGTCGTTCACGGCTGGTTGGCGCTCCGAAGTCGCACGCCTTGATCACCCGGCATTCAACGGCGTAGCCCAGACGCTGCAGCTCGGCGACAAATACGGCCCAAGTCTGCCCGCGACGTTTCGGATCAGGCACCAGGAACTGCTGGTGAACCGGAACGACTTCGCCTGGCTCGGCAATGGCACCGCCCAACTTCATCACGCGGCCGGTCGACTTGCAGCGCTTGGCAATCAGCGGGCCCCACTGGAGGATCTGTTTCACGTTCTCCAAGCTGATGACGCGGGGCTTCTTCTTGCCGGCCCACTTCAGGCCGATCCATGACAGGTTGCGGATCTCGCGCTTGCGCGGCTGTCCGCCGGCGGCCTGGCTGTGGTGCGTGCAGTCCGGAGACATGTGGAACCAGCCAACGGCCTTGCCGCCGCACTCCGTATCTGGATCACCCTCGAAGACGTCAGTGGTGTAGTGCACGGCGCCCGGGTGATTCACGGTGTGCATGCTGATCGCCTGGGGACTGTGGTTCTTCGCTACGTTAACCGCGCGGCCCAGCCCCATCTCCAGCCCGGTACCGGCACCGCCGCCACCGCAAAAGAAGTCGACAACGATCTCATCGTCCTGAGTGCTGAAGCCGAGTCCGTATTGAGTTTTGAAATCGAAGGGGTGTTTCTTCTGTTGTGCGGACATAGGGGATCCTCGCCGGCTGGCGTGATTCGTAGAAGTGGGGTATTTGTGGTCGGCCCGGCATGAGGCTTTCAGCGAACAAAATCTGAAATTTCAGCAAGTGCTGAGTCGATAGCCTCTGCTGCCTCGCCCGCAGTCATTTCGCCGTGGTTCTTTAAGAGGTCATGAACTCGCTGCATGCATTCCTGCATGTCGTCGGCGGCAGACCCTTCTTCTGCCGCTTCCTCCAACTGCTCTTCAAGTTCGGCGACTTCTTGCTTCAGAGTGTCGATCTCGCTGAGATACGTCCCTCGAAACGATATCGATCTCCTCGCCATCTCAGCTTGGGCGTCTTCGTCGATTCCAGCGTAATGAATGAGCTCTTCATCGGTGAGAGCCGAGACAGGAAGACCCATGGATTATCTCCAGTCAGGCGCCGCCCTCCGTGACCGGTGGTGGCGTAAGTTGTGTTTGTGGTCTATTGCTTTTCAGCTGGCATGCCGTCGGCACAGGGAGAGCAAAATGGAGCGTTTTACGAAAAGCCTTCGATCGTCTGTAACCCATCAAGACTGGTATGTAGCGCTGGCGACAGCTCTAACCTTGCCTGATGTGTGTGGTCGCTTGATCAATCCAAAAATCAACAGCGGACCGAGGTATGCAGCATGGTTTGATGGATGGGTAGCCCCCGGTTACGTTCACGAGCTTCCTCAAATCGGTTTTCACTGCTTTCTTACCGGCGACGATTGTTATGCTCTGCGCTGCAGTTATTTGCACGAAGGCGGCGCGGATATATCCCAGCAGAAGGCCCGCAAAGCCTTAGATGACTTTCATTTCATCGTGCCGCCCGGTAACGGAAGCACTGTTCACCGCAACAGGATCAACAATACGCTCCAGCTGCAGGTCGATAAGTTTTGCATCGAGATAGCAGATGCGGTGGATAAGTGGGCAGCTTCAGTGACTGGCGATAAAGACATCCAAGAAAGGATGAAATCGCTACTGATGATTCATAACTAGGTACCTGGAATCCAGTACAACTAATCATGCCTCTACACCGGTCGCGGCGAACTCTTCTAGCTGCCGCGACCACTTTTCCTTAATAACCAATTCCGGTCGCGACATAATCACGAAGCGTTCCGACTCACTAGCCGGCGCTGCGGCCAGATTGATGATGAACGTCGAAACCGTCTCCTGCCATTCCTCGAAGTCGTGGCGCTCGCCAAGAACATTAAGGGCATCATCCAAAGCCTTCGACACAATCAGCGATCGCTTCTCGGCGCCGATCCGATCGAGCAGCGCCTTCTCCTTGGCGCGCTTGTCCTTCTGCAATTGCGCATTGCTCTTGGCCATGGCCTACCTCTTCAATTCCGCTGGCCGGCACGTCACCAGGTGGTGTATCTATGCCTCAACTCACACTGGCAGGAGGCCGACATGAGGTTGCAGAGCGATGTAGATGCGCTAGCGGCTATCGAAGAGGACGCTAAAGCGATGCTGAAACGGATAGGGCTGCCGGATGACGCAGTGAAGCTGGAGGTGGTCGTGTTCCTTCGCGAGGTGATCGACTTGGCCAGCTACATGGAGTCGGCGCATCGGCTGGTTGAAGCACCAAGCGTTGTCTGAGCTGGCACATTGCAGGCCGTTGCGGTATTTGTGTTTGGCCCGGCATGGGGCCGGATAGGGAGCGGTAATGAAGCAAGTCGATTTGAAAGGCCTTGATCCAGATCTTGAGCCTGACAGCGAAAAAGTAAACCGATTGGCACGCATCGGGATAAGTGCATTACCTGTCGTCGGGGGGCCTCTGGTGGAGATTTTTAATTCCGTTCTGGAGTCCCCGCTGAACAAGCGTCGAACCGAAACAATGATCCGGATCGGTGAGGTCATGAATGAGCTCATCGAAAAAGGAGTGGTCACTGAGGAGGGGTTACGGGAGAACGAAGCCTTCATCAGCACGGTAGCTGAAGTTTGCTCAATATCTCTTCGAAATCATGAGGCAGAAAAGCTTGATGCTTTACGCAATGCTGTAAAAAACTCTGCACTACCGAGCTGTCCATCAGACGATTATCGCCAGTTGTTCCTGGGGTTTGTGGACGCTTGCACGGTGACTCACATCAAGCTGCTGCATTTGTTTCGTGATCCAAGAGCATGGATCGCCAAACAGGGGAGGGAGGTTCCAGCAAATTGGTATATGGGGGGACTTACCCAAGTTATTGAGTACTCGATTCCAGAGCTGATTAATCAGAGCACGCTTTACACCCCAATATGGAAAGATCTCTATCAGCGCGGCCTGGTTACCACTGATAGCCTTGGAACAACGATGGGGGTTGATTCAATGCTGGCTGGAAGAGCGACGCCATTGGGCACCAAATTAATTGAGTTTTTAAGCTGAGTCATTCCTCATGGCGAATGCGCAACTCCTCGCGCTTGTACGCGATAAGTAATCTTGCCGACACGTTATCGGGTATCACGTATTCGTGTCGCGGAGGTGTGAGCAGGGGAGGGCGCTGCGCGGGCCGAGGCCGTGCAGATGGTGAGTCATCAGGGTGATCGCCTCGCCCCGTTCCTCGATGCCGCTCCAGGCCATCAGCTCAGCAAGGGCTTGGCGAGTACCGGGCAGGCAGTGCAGCCTGATCTCTTCTACGCCGCGCTCCTTCCTCTTCGCCGCGGCTTTCACTGAGCGATCTGCATTGCTCTTTGCCATGGCCTACCTCTTCTATTCCGCTGGCCGGCAAGTCCAGCCAGGTCTGTCGTTTGCGTTGTTGGGTGCGAAAACGTCTCACGCTGCGACCTTCACCTGATGCCAGGCGCCGGCGGCGTAGAACAGCTTCGCGGCTTGGGCTTCATCCATCGAGATCTCGTCGGGAATGGCGATCCAGCCTGACGCGACCAGATGGGTAGGGTTCGCGCTGTTGCGCAGCTCCAGGTAGTAATGCTCGATGGCATCGGTCAAGCGCTCGACCTTGTAGATGCCATCCGGCGAGATCTCGACCGACTTGATGTACTCGGCGCCGCGCTCATCGCGACACATGGCGCCGAGGTAGATCGTCCATCGATACGAGAAATCGAAGATCGAGTTGGCGATCGCCAGACTGCGGATCTGCTTGCAGCTCTTCCAGTTCGCCATGATCTGGCTTCCGCTGGGGTCGATGTTTACGACCGCGACGTGGTTGGTGCGCAGCAGCGCCCGGCAACTGCGTTCAGCCCGGGCGAAACCGTTGTTGGGTTTGCGCTTCGACTTCATATTGCATCCGCCATTTTGCGCAGAGCCCTACGGTCAGCGGCCGATATCGGTTTCGGGCGCCGCTTGAGGACCGTTTCAGGGTCTACCCAGTCACGCCGCGCAGGCCTTGGCTTCATGCGAGCCGGCGGCAACTCTTTGAAGCTGCCGCCGGGATGCGCCCAAAAGTGATCCATCGCAGCGGCGATCCGTTCCGACTCAGTCTGCTTTTCACGAACTGCGTTGAGGTTGAGGCTGATCATGCGGCCACCTTGACCAGCCTCACGCCGGCCATGCTGAACTTGGCGCCTTGTTCGGCGACCAGTGCGTCGAGGTTTTCCCAGCTGACGGTCAGCACCGAGATAGGCGCCTGGCCGTAGGCAACTGCTTTGATCAGCTCTTCCAGATCGAACACTTCGGCCTGCAGGCTCGCCGGCACCGCGGCTGTGGTCGCTGGCTTCGACGCGGACTGAACCAGCGCGGCGGCTTTCACCGGTGCCGGGCTGGTGACTGTTGCAGGTTCAACCGGTGCGTTGGCTTTCGCCTCGTCCGCGATTCGCTGCAACTCCTCCTGACGAATCTGTTCACGCTGCGCTTCGGCTTTCTGCTCCTCCCCTTTCTGGTGTTCCGAGATCCGCACCTTGATCAGCGCGACCAAGTCGTCGTTCGCTTTCATCACCAACTGCTGAACGTCGTTGAACAGGAACATGTAGTCGGCTGCGAGCTCGCCCAGGGTGGCCAAGTTGCTCCGGATGCTGTCGCCGACCTGGCTGGCGGCAATCTTTGCCCGGGCCAGCTCGGAATCGGCAGAGTCGCGCAGGCTGCTGATCGTCTTTTTGCCTTTGATAGCTCCGGCGAAATCTGCAGGCACCGCCGGCATGCGCGCTTTGCCGCCCAGTGAAGCATTGATCTGGTCGATGTGGACCTGCAGCGCCTTGGCTGCATCCATGACGATGTCTTCACGGATGCTGAGCTTTCGGGCTTTCACCAACTTGTCGAGCATCAGGCGTTTGGCGCGCGCCTCGGCGCTGATTTCGTCGATGGTGCGGAACAGCGCGTCGATGCTTTCGGTTTGGCTCAGTGCGTGCTGCTTGGCAGCTTCCAGCCGCTCCTCGACATCACCGCACCATTTGACCGCTTTCTCAGCGTCGGCGAAATCCTGATCGGTTTCCAGCTCGGTGTTGATCGAGCCGAAGACAGCCAACGAGTGGGCTTTGAACTGCTCTAAGTTGCTGGCGGTGACCATGCCGGTCACTTCGATGCGCAGCGCTGGCAATGACTCCGGCGTTTTGCCGACGGCTTCCGGCACCACCTCGGCCGGAGTGAAGTCCAGCAGGTCAGCTTGGAACTGTTTCCAACCTGCGGCGAGCGTTGCGGCGCGGCCCGGCACCGGCGAGTATTCCATCGACACGAAGTTTTCCTCGGTGCCGTCGGAGCAGACGAAGATCACCTTTTCGGCGCCGCTCACCAGCAACTGCTGTTCGAGCTGCCAGTAGTAGTGCGGATCAAGGTTGCCGGCGCGAACGTCGGCGGCCAGTTGCTCGTTCCACATTTTGTGTTCGAACAGCACGTCGCCGAGGATCGTGCAGCCATCGAGGGATGCGAGTAGATCACCCTCGGTGCCGACGACGGGAAACAAGTCCTCGCCAATTCGTCCTTCTAGAATCGGCCGTGCAAGTGCCTCGGCTTGGTGTCCTTTATCGAAGAGGTTTTTCTGCACCCACCACGACACGTCCCGATCGAGCCCGGTCTTTTTCGCATGCAACAGCTCGGTCCGCTTCATCTGTTTCGATGCGCCCATCATTGCTGGCGCTTCTGACGCAGTGAAGTAGTTGGAGCGGAGCGCATGCCAGGCTTCAGAACCCTGAGCGACATTGTGGATTTTCATTCGTGGTCTCCTTCAATTGGCGCGAGCGCTTTGATCTTGGCGATCTGCTCTTCGCTCAAGGTGAATTTGCTGCTGACAGTCGCGATCAGGTGATCAGGGGCGGAGCGGCCCGCGTCGACAGCGATTTGCCATTTGGGCAGGTTTTCCGCGAGCTTCTCGTCGGGGTAGGGCGGAAGTTCCGCTGGTGCCGCGCCACGCGCCGGTGATACGTCACGAATGGTTGGTGCGGTTTCTTCCAACTCATCCGGGCTGTACACGCCAAGGATCACGTCCGGGCAGTAGAGGCGCGACCAACGTTTGGTCGCGAGGTACGCCAGTTGCTGGCGAGGATCGTCAGCCCAGAGGGTGCTGTTGCGGGTGCGAGCCTGGGCCAAAAGCAGCTCAAGCACGCGCGGCTCGTCTTCGCCACGGAAGGTCGCCCAGACCTTTACGCCCAAACCTTGTTCGTCCTCCAGCTTCCAGCCCGGCTGACGATATTGTTTGCCTTCGCTATTGGTCTTGATGTCGAACTGGCCGATCACCTTTTCCCAAGCACCGAACCACTCGTAGTGCAGGCGATCCACCACCGGCGCGCAGGTGGTGATCACCGCGTTTACCAGTTGAGCCTCGTAGCCCAGCACGCCGTTGACCAAGTGCGTTTTCTGCGCCACGGCGAACGGGTTCATCTTCCACTGCATCGATTGCATGACGACCGCCAGACAATCCGCCGGGTTGCCGTTGAAATGCTTCGGAAGTGTGGCTCGGCCGGTGGCCATGACTTCGGCCAGACGCATCATTTTGTCTAGGCTGTCGCCGTCCAATACCAGAGAACTGGTGCTGGTTGCGGCGTGCGGAAGGACGTGGAGGTTTCGGTCGTGCGCCACTGGCGTCACACTTTGAGCGGACATGATTGTTCCTTGCGGCGCTACGCGCAGCGATTGAATGCGTTGCTTACTGAGTGATGTGGTCAGCAAGGGCGCTGAGCAGGATCAGGAAGGTGAAAACGCCGATGGCGGAGAACGAGCCGCGCCGGATCAGAATGCGGCGGGCAAGCTGGCGACCGGTCACGGCCGAACCTTCACTGCAATCCGTTTGCCCTTCATGGACGGCGCCAGGCGCTGCGGGAGATTAGCGACCAGATCCTCACGCTTGCGACCAATGACTTCGTTGAAGGGAAGGCCAAAGCCGAGCAGGGCGATCTTGTGTTCGATGTCTTCGAGCTGCTCGTCGATGAGCGATTTAACCGGTGCCGTACTCATGCGTCCTCCTTGCGCCGCTGACAGGTGTCACGCAGGCGTTTGCAGTAGTGGTTGAACTCGTCGGTGGTGATGGCGCCATCGGTGAAGAGGCGGGTGATCAGTCCCTGCACCAGCAGGCTGATGTCTTCTTCGCCGGCGGGCGCCGACACACCATCAAGGGCTTGGTCGATCAGGATGTGAGGGCTCAAAACCCGCACTCCCGCTCTACGCGATCGCTTTCGCGCTTGGCATCGCGATATACGTTGGCGTGCACTGAAACCAGGTCGCCGGCCAGCCTTCGAACAACCAGCGGATCACCGCCGACGGCCTCAACGGCCCACTTGTGGAGCACTCCACCACCCTCGCGGCAGATCAACTTGATCAGGATCTTCTCGATGTACCGATCGGGATCCGGGTTCGCGGCCATGTGATCCGCCAGCGCCTCCGGTAAGTGGTCAGCGTTGACCAGGACCTTGCTTCGACCTACCGGATTTGGTGCCTCCACGTGGCGCCGATAGAGCAGATCGTCGATCGACTCGGTCAGCCATTCCTGACCGGCCTCCGTGTCGAGAAAGTCGTCTTCCGGGATGGGCTTGCGTAGAGCTGACATGGTCGTCTCCAGAGTGGCGGGGTGTTGATCCAACAAAACTCGGATGCACTCATCCGCTCCGCTGGTTGCCGTTGGGCGCGGAGGGGAGTGCATTCGGGTGGCGTCGGAGGTGCGCGGCTAAATTGCTAAAGGAACCAGCGAGCTTGGCCGATACGTTTTGGCATTAATGCCAAATAATTGAGATCGGGAGATCTGAATGTTTCTAAGTAAAGTTCGCAGTGCTGCAGCCATCGCGGTGATTGCCCTCGCTTATGCTGTTCCAGCTCCGGCTGCCACAGACGTTGTCGCAGACCACAACACTGCGGTTATGGCTGTAGCATCCATCCAGGCGTGCGCAAAAAAACATCCAGAAGCAGGTATCACTTTAGAAAAATTCCTGACGGAGCAGAAAGAGGGTATGACTGACGAGATGGCGAAACACATCCGTGATGTTGCTACAAACCCTAGGTACGAAATGGAGGTGAAGCAGTCGACTGAGTTTTTCAATTCCAAAGGCGGCCAGGATTTGCTAGACAGCCTCTGTGGTGGATTGATTACTGCGAAGTAAGTCACTCACTGCTAAATTTGCTGTGGTTCATACCTTTATGCAGGTGGGCGGTTATAGGCCGCAGTTTCGTCCGCATCGGGGTGTGATCTGGCCGGAGCTGATCTCGGCATATGGGTAGATTATCCCGCTACCCCATCTAGCGGTGTCGTCGCATCAGCCTGCGCATTCAGATCACACCCCGATGCGCTCTCATAGAGAGGATCGGGCAGTTAACGACAGGCTGTCGTGGCGCTGGTTGTTCAGTCGTAGAGTCCGTAACTCAGGTCATCTGGGTCGCAGTCGACCAGCAGAAATGCGTTACCGAAGTACAGGGACGCCAACATTCGCTCCCACTTCGAATACACCTGCATGTCGATGGCAATTTTCTTGTCATCCAGCTTGGCGCTGTAGACCTCGCCAAACGCCATGGTTGGTTTCCAGTGATCGCCGGTTTCGCGCTCGCCCTTGATACTGATGTGCAGCGCGTGTTTCAGGCTGTAGTTGCTGCGCGAGGAAGGCGAGTAGTGGCTACTCCGGTAACTGTCTTCAGGCTCAGGATCGAAGTAAATGTGCAGCGTCTTGTGGGAGTAACCGCCATCGCCTTCTTCAATGCGAATTTCCGGCCGCTCCCATTGGCCTTCGGCGGCACTTTCCTTGTGGTGCTCTATGAATTCTCCGAGCAGCGCCTTCAGCGAAACCTCGCCGGCCAGCAGACCCTCGCCGGAAAGCACCTCAGCTATGGACTTTTCGGCGCGATCCAAGATGAGCGAACCCATGGCCGCTTGTTCCCAGCGCTGGCTCAGGGCGTTGGCGACGAGGGCGTTGTAGCGCTGAAGCTCGAACATGTCGGTGACGTTGGCGGGCAGTGCAGACTTGACGGCTTCCTTAATTGCTCCGCCGAAGTCGCCGTAGGAGCGAAAGGTGTCACTTACAACTTCTTTGAACAGCTTCTCGATGCCCTCGTCGATCAGTTCACGCGGGCGGTCGGACTGGGCGTATGCAGTGACGCGCTCGGCAAGAAGCGCTTGAAGGGTTTGTTCGCTCATTTGATGCTCCGTGCTTGATCGGTTGATTTCCCGTCTGGCCCTGTCGCCAAGGCCAGCCAGTGAAATCTGTTTTTTCTCCGCACCCGCTTACCAGGTCATTCACTCAGTTAGGTCAACACCTCGTCCGCCGTCGCAGTGGGCTGCGCGTGGGCAGGCTTTCGGGCCTGTCGGATCGCCGGTCGCCGGTAGAGGCAAGTACGGTTTTGTTCATCGGTTTACTGACCTCCCACCGATGGAGCCGGGAGTGACCTAACCGGACTGACCGGGTAGTCGTTAATGGCGCTGGTTGTTAAAGAGCGGCGCGGCTTTCGCTGCTGGGCCGGTGGTACGTTGGCTTGCGAATAAAAGTAGCAGTGCTGCTTTTTAAAGTAAATAGCGCTGCTAATAATAATTTTTGCGGGCGTAAAAAAGCCCGCACATGGCGGGCTTGGGAAAAGTGGGTTCAGTCAAGAATTGGTGGGTATTTCCCGCTTACGGAATCCCGGTACATGATTTCGCTGAAGAGCCTCGGCTCATTCCGAAGGAGCGCTAAGGCCTGCTTTGCCTCTTCTTTTGTTTCAAACGGGCCGGCACCAATTGCCGTGCCAATCATTGGAACAACTGGAAGTCCGAGCGCCTTGATCGCCTCGATGGTGCTTAGCTGCTCCGCACCCTCCTTACAGGGTACGGATGCGACCCACCCGTTCCGGAGTCGTGGAGACTGAATAGCTTCAACCTCTGCACTGCAGTGCTTGCACTTGATGGCTGCGCTCTTGATCGTTTCGGCGCAGAAAGGGCAGGCACGCTCGGCGGACGCACCAACTCCTAGCCCCAAACGGTTTTTCGGTTTTTCTGTGTTTGCTGAGGAAGCCCAAACCAATGCGACGACCCATCCCAAAAACGTCCAGCCAAGAAAAAGATTGACCAGGAAAATCGACGTTCCGTTGAGGTGCTTTCGACTTGAGGCAACAAATGTGGGCAGGAAATAGATTACGAAGCCAACCACCAGAAACAGAAAGCCAGCCATAGGACTTCCACTATCCATATCGTATAACCTGATCCATTGAGGGAGACGCGGATTTTACCATTCGTGGCCGTGCGCCACCATCTTCTGCACCGTCAGTCGCCGCCACTGAACGGCAGCGCTTTGGGGGGGGCTCTACCGGTGTACCCCCTCCAGGTACTCACTATGAACGACGATGGGAAAGAGCGGGCCTTGTCCGCCTGGCGCAAGTTACTTGAAGAGCCAGAAATCCGGATGGACGCCGAGGAGCATTACGACTAACTGCTGAAGCTGGCGGACGGGTACAACCGCGCGTAATCGACGGTGATGACTGCCGGGAGCAGGCGGAGGAGGCGACTGTCTTTTATGCGCATTCGGTCGAGAGGGCGAGGGGGGGGGCGCAGAGTTGCTGAGAAAAAACAGCCTGACGTCTCAAAAAACATAATAAAAAGCCCCTGCGTCAAGGGCTTTACTGGGCAAATTTTACCGAGGCCTAACAGCAGATCTTGATAGATGCATCCTGAAGGATTCGCAGCATCTTATTTTTTATAGCTTGTACTCTGAATGTATGCAAACTCTACGTGTTGTCATCCAGAATAAAATCTATCGTCTCGCGAATTTCGGGAGTTGCGTTTACAAACTTAATCCGCTTATATGAACTCATGCCCAAGCTTTTAATCGGGGAGGCAAGCAAGGCACTCAGAAAACTATGAGGTGAGCTTACAACATTCTCGAAGTTTATCAGGACGTTTTTTCCCTCTTCTATTGCAGGAAAAATTCTTTTATCACGCAGTTTTATTGCGGCCTCTTTGTCTTCTGCGTATTTTCCGAAAAAATTTTCAATGCCAATTAAAATTGTGGTTGCAGCTTCCTTTGTATCGCCGAATTTCTGCTCTTTGTCAGCGGCCTCACGGAATTCCTGCATTATTTTGTGCAATACGAAATTCGAGTTTCTTTCCAGGCGGAGAGAGACCAGTACAAGAGTGCCTGGCCATGCTGTTTCCATTCGTCTACGCGTTACATCTCTCGGTGATATGTGAACCAGTCCATTTCCTGAAAGTATGTGCATGTCGGCGTTTAAGCGCCTTATAATATTAGATGAGATGAATAATCCCATGCCTGCGTTATTTTTATTTTTATATGGGTCGTTACGGCCAAAGGTTCCTGAGACTTTTGGACGCAAAGCAAACTCAATTGCCTCTTCGTCCGTTTCTAATGGTGGAAAGGCTTGCTCTATATGTGCCTTTATGCCAACTCCCAAGTCGGCAATAATGAATTGGATTTCGTTCCGCTGTTTGTACCATGTGAACTGGACCAGTGATGGTATGCGAACGCTTCTTGGTCCTGAGAAGCAGCTGCCATGTTCCATAGTATTGTATAAAAGCTCGCCCAGAACATAACGCAAAGTGCTTTCATACTCAACGTTGAATCCATCTGTGTATGATTCTGCTGACTGTATGACTGTCCCGAAATCCTTCGCATCTCTAACTGCGAAAAGCGGTTTAAAATGATTGCCTTTGAACTGCTGGCCATCATTAAATAACACGGCAAATAAACCTCGCGCCCCCATTGTGCGCCACATTTCGCTGGCCCCAGTGACCTTTTCATTTTCTACAAAGGTTACTCGACAGCCTTGAGATTTTAATTTCCAGCCGTAAATGGCAAGCAGGGACAAAGCTTGATAGTTAGCTGTGTGACATCTCGTCAGGTCGATCTCTACTGGCGAGTCATGAATATTCCAGTTAAAAAAACTAATGAGCCTCTCAAAGTCATAAACATCATGCTCTTTAAAGGAAAATCGTGGGGGTAGCTGAAGCTTGACCACTCTCTGATCCTCTAGCTCTTTTTTTAACTCTTCGAAACCTTCGTGATACATCGTCAGTCCCTTTACGATTTCAGAATGGTTTTCAGTCATGACCTTTACATCATTGTTGGTGTAGTTGTCAGCGAGAATACATAGCCCACCAGAACACATGCCCCAAAATCGATATCTGCTGTTCCTGGATCTGCTGGAACGTATAGTCCTCGTCCGGATGCTCATCACGGTTGAAGCTGCGCAAGCGAATCCCGATCGGGATGCGGTAGACCTGCTTCACGCGAAGCTGGCCGTTGTGGTTGATGGCATACATCTCGCCGTCGACGATATCGCTCAGTGAGTTTTTCCCCACGTTCACGCCGACCGTCGCGCCGTCGCGCAGCACAGGCACCATGCTGTTGCCGCCGACCTTCACGCACTTGGCGTTGCTGAACTGAACGCCGTTGTGGCGCAGGTCCTTCTTGTTGAAGCGCAGACGCGAGTTGGCGCTTTCCTCAATCGCGAACCTGCCAGATCCGGCCGCCAGTTCGACTTCATGAAGGAAGGGGACGTAGACCTCATCATCATCGAGCGGAGTTTCGTCGTCCCAAGTCTCGATGCTTCCTAATTTTACGCTTGGCTGTATGCGGTCCTGCTGCACGCTGGCAACAGTGGATAACAGTCGAGAGCTGACCTCGCTTGCATCGAAGTTGAGCGCCTTTGCGAGCTTCAGCAGCGCTTCCACATTTAGTGGCACCTTCCCGGTGGCGTATTGGCTGAATGCGCTTTGCCCAGACCATCCGCACGCCTCTGCAACATCCGCCTGCGTCAGGCTGCGCCCGGCAGCTTTTGCAGCTGATTTCCGCTGTTCGTAGATAGCCTTGAGCCTGGCGCTCTCGGCGACTTCTTCGGGGGTAAGGGGGCGGCGTATTTTCATACGAACAAGAGTATTAGCAGAGCTGATACTCAAGCAAATAGCACTGCTAGTATTTTGTTGCTGATAAAAAGCAGCGCTGCTACTATCCATGGCAGATATCAAGCCGTGGAAATTCCATGAAAAAGATCCCTTTGAGCAAATACCTAGAAGAGCACGGCACTCAAGCCGCGCTTGCTGCTGCTCTCGGCGTGAACCAGAGCGCGATCTCGCAAATGGTTCGAGCCGGCAGAAGCATTGAAATCACCCTTTATGACGATGGACGCATTGAGGCGAACGAGATTCGCCCGATCCCTGCGCGTCCGAAACGCACAGCAGCTTGAAACGTTCATTGCTGACTGCCTGAACAAATGATCGCCCACGCACTGGTAGGGCGCCACGGAAACAAAATTGAGGTTTTACGAATGGAAGATTTTCTGCGGGCCTGCCAGAGCGCTGTCCTTGATAACGAAGCCAAGACCTTGGCTGCAAAGATGGGCGTTCCACACGTCGGATTGCTTCAGCGCGCCAACCCGGACAACGACGCACACCACCTGACTGTTGAGCATTTGTTCGGAGTTCTGTTGCACACAGGCGACATGCGACCTCTTGCAACACTGGCGAACGAGTTCGGTTTTGACCTCGTAGCGAAAGCTGCACCGGAACCACAAGCGCTGACCAAATCATTGATCAACGTCGGCAAAGAGGTCGCCGATCTGACCATCGCGGTGCACCAAGCACTGGATGACAACCACGTCAGTGCATTCGAAAAAAACCTCATCCGTCAGGAAATCAACCACGTTCGGCAGAGCCTGGACGTGATGGATGCCTCGGTAAAGGCCGCCTGAATCCCGGGCACAAAAAAGCCGACGGAGAAGGTCGGCTGATTCGCAAAACTAGAGAGGCCCGATTATGCAGAGCCAGCCAAATTCCAGCAATACCCCGAACAATGTCGCGACACGTTTTAACAAATCGCAAAACGTGTCGCGTACCACCTCAGTAATTCCTTTCGACTTCGACGGCGGCGCCATCCGCGTCATAACAGATGAACTCGGCGACCCGTGGTTCGTCGCCCGTGATGTTGCCCATGCGCTCGGTTATGCCAAGCCAGAGAACGCGATTTCCCGTCACTGCAAGGCCGCAACCACTACCCCGAAACAGGGTGGTGGTTTCATGACCGTCATTCCTGAGCGCGATGTCTACCGACTGGTGATGCGCTCCAAGCTGGTTGGTGCCGAACGCTTCGAAGACTGGGTAGTGGGTGAGGTGTTGCCTAGCATTTGCAAAACCGGAAAGTACGAAGCTGCCAGCCCGAGCAGTTCAAAAGTTGTAGGTGAACTGGCACTCATGGAGTGCTACACGCGCTTGTTGAAGCCGTCGCCGTCCAGCCAGGTGATGATGCTGGCGAGGATCGCCACCAATAACGGTCTGGAGTCGAGTTTCCTTCCGGGTTACGCCGTGGATGCTGCGCCGGATGCCACTGTCGGCAGTTCGATGCCGACCAAGGCCATAACCGCGCTGATCAAAGATCACTGCATCGCCAGTACCGCACGCACTTTCAACATTGCACTGGAAGCTCACGGCTTCCTCAAAGTCCTTCAGCGCAAAAACTCCAAACAAGAGATGGTCGACTTCTGGTCAGTGACTGACAAGGGGCTGGCCTACGGCAAGAACCTCACCAGCCCGCAATGCCCCCGCGAAACCCAGCCTCACTGGTATGTCGATCGTTTCCCTGAGCTGGCCAAACTGGTCGGGAAGGCCTGATATGCAATTCACCGTCACGATCAATCAGGTCAAGGCGTTGGAGTGGGGGCTGAATTCTCAGCAGGCCCTGCTGTTCGCCTTTGTCTACGGCTGCCCGAGCTGGACCAAGCCAATCAAGACTGACGACGGGATCTTCTTCGCGCTGAGCAAGGCCAAGATCACTGAGGAGCTGCCGCTGCTCACCGACAAGCCGGACACTGCTTATCGCATGCTGAAGGCCCTAGAAGAGGCCGGTCTGATTGAGCTTTCCAGTACTTCGAACATCACGCTGTTCCGCCTGACCGAGAAGGCGATTGAGTGGAACCAGAAACTGGATGGGTCGGAAAAATATCCGACCCCTCCGAAGAACGAAGGTCGGAAAAAAATCCGATCTACATCGGAAAAAAATCCGAGCAAGGTCGGAGATAAATCCGAGCTAGGGTCGGAAAAATCTCCGACAAATCAGGATACCAATCATCAGGGTACCAATCAGGATCCCAGTCAGGATTTGCAAGGCAGCCCGGACAAGCCGGCCCGCAATCTGGTGCTGGTGGTTGATCGCACCGATGCGCCGCGGGTTGAGATTCCCGCCGACATGCCAGGCCCCAAAGACCAGTCCTGCAAAACCTTCAAGGTCTGGGCGAACTACGCCATGGCCTACCGCAAGCGCTACAACACTTGGCCGGTGTGGAACGCCAAGGTCGGTGGCCAGCTTGGTCAACTGGTCGATCGCCTCGGCGCCGATGTTGCTCACCACGTCGCTGCTCACTTCCTGAAAACCGCCGATGCTGCCGTCCTGCGCAAGTGCCACAGCCTCAACGAACTACTGGCCAACGCGGAGAGCTACCACACCCAGTGGGTGACTGGTCAGCGTATCAACGGGACAACTGCCCGCCAGATGGAGCGTACCGAAGCGAACGTCTCTGCTGCAGAGCAAGCCGCTCAGATGGTTCTGGCCAAGCGCAAAGCAGGGGAGCGAAATGAGTACATTTGAAATGGATGATCAGCAGGTTGCCAGCCTCGCTGCAGCAATCTGCGCCACTGCCGAGGCCATGGGACAAGAAATGAACCCAGGTACTGCGGCGATTATGGCTGAGGACCTTTGCGCTTACCCGGTGCCCGTCGTGAAGGCCGCGCTGAAGGCTTGCCGCTTCGAAGTGAAAGGCAAGTTGGCCATGGCTGACATCCTCCAGCGCGTTCAGGTTGCAGATGGTCGCCCGGGCAAGGACGAAGCATGGGCAATCGCCATGACCACGAATGACGAGTTTGAAACCGTGGTGCTGACCGATGAAATCCAGCTCGCGCTGGCAGCCGCGAAACCTGTACTCGATGCCGGCGACAAGGTCGGTGCGCGCATGGCGTTCAACAGCGCTTACGAGCGTTTGGTGGGTCAGGCTCGTGAAGACAACAAATACGTCAACTGGCACGTGTCGGTCGGTTTCGACGCCAACCGCCGCACCCAGGCGATCACCAAGGCCGTGCAGATGCAACGGATCCCACATGAGCGCGGGCAGTTGTACTTGGCTGATTTGAGTGTCGCGCCGGTTACGGAAGACGGCCGGGCTGTCGTTGCGCTGCTCACCGGTGAGGTTGCGCGGCCTTCGCCAAAACTGCGCGAGAAGCTCGCCGCGGTGAAGGATTCGATACTCGCCATGCGCCAAGCGTCGGCTGAGGAGAAAACAGAACTGCGAATTCTGGCAGCCAATGAGCTGGCGGATCGCCGAGCTCTGCTCATTCAACAGGCCGAACAATTGGAAGCAAGGAGTGCGGCTCAATGAGCATCGACAAACAAAAACTCCAGAAGCTGCTGTGGGCCGAAGCTGCGTCATACCGTGCCGACTGCGCAGACTGGAAGCGCAACACTGAGGCGCTGCAGGAATTCCTCGGGGAGAAAACCGTGGAAGAGGTGGCGCTTGAGTTGCTGGCCGAGAACGAGCGACTGACACAGCAACTCGGCGAGCTGATCAACGGATTGCCGAACAAGGTGGCCACCCATGGCTGACAAAATCTCCGTGAACTGTCAGGCGAAACTCTCCGAGGCCATCACGAAGCTTAGCGCCATGTACCGCGACAAGAAGTTCGTCGTCGTATCGCTGCGCCCGGGAAAGGACCGCACGCTCGACCAAAACAGGCTGTGGTTCGCGATGTACAAGCGCATCGCAGAGATGACCCAGATCGGCGACGAGGCCGACGCTCGCCGGTACTGCAAGTTGCACGTCGGCGTGCAGATCCTGCTGAACGAGGATGCCGGGTTTCAGGCTGAGTGGTACCGCGTCATGCGCCACCTCCCGTACGAGACGAAGCTGGCCATGATGGGCGGCTGCAAACTCTTCGGCCCGGACGGATTCCCGGTAACCAGTCTGTTCAACCGCGCACAGGGCGTGGCCTATACCGACCGCATCGTCGCGCGCTTCTCTCAGCAGGGCGTGTACTTCGATGATCTGCTGAGCCAGGAGGCTGCATGACGATCGCAAGGAAGCAGCCAAAGCCCAAGAAATGCCGCGTCGCTACCTGCAGGGCCTCATTCGTTCCATCGCGGATGGGGCAGGCGGTTTGCAGTCCAGCTTGTGCGGCAATTGATGCCCCGCGTCATCAAGAGAAAGCTCGCAAGGCAATCGACCAGTGCGAGCGCCGCGAGATTAAAGTCCGTAAGGAGAAACTGAAGAGCAGGGCGGAACACATGCGCGAAGCCCAGGCCGCGTTCAACGAGTGGATCCGCCTGCGTGATGCCGATCGCCCTTGCGTGAGCTGCGGTCGGCACCACGAAGGCCAATATCACGCGGGGCACTACCGCTCTGTGGGGGCGAACCCGGAACTACGATTCGAACCGCTGAACGTTTGGAAGCAGTGCGCGCCGTGCAACACGCATCTGTCCGGCAACCTGGTGAATTACCGGCTTTCGCTCCTGCAGCTGATTGGCCCGGAAAAGGTCGATTGGCTGGAAGGGCCGCACCCGGCCTGCAAGCACACCGTCGAAGAAATCAAAACCATCAAGGCCGAATATCGGGCAAAGACCAGAGAACTAAAAAAGGAAGCAGCATGAAACTGATCAACGCAAGGCAGGTATGGACTGAGGCTCAGCACGAATCGAACGCGTCGATCAGCGCTGTGGCAATTGAGCGTGGTGAATCGGCACCGGTGAAGAAGGGCGCCCGGATGCGCCGGCATGAAGCCGTATTCGCCGCACTTGGTGAAGATAAAGAAGAGCGTATTCAGGTCGTGCGCCAAAGGATCAGTATCAGCGAGACGCGTCGCACGCCAGTTGGCCGCTCTACCGCCCGCGCCGCGCACCTGGCGATGATCGGCAAAGTGCTGCGCGCGATCGACACGCTGCCGTTCCAGGTGCAGCAGTTTGGTCACTACCTGTACCACCCGGCGATGAACATGCGGCACCTGTTGAATGCTGTGCTGCTGATCACCGCCAAGGCGGCATTGCCTGACCTGACTTCGGCCAAGCGCGTGAAGGCGCAGTACCTGGTTACTCTGGCTCTGCAGTCGTACAAGGGCGAAGTGCAAGGCGCTGCTGAATGGGGACCGGCGCGTGTTGCCGCAGAGATGCTGACTTTCTTCGGCGTCACCATCGACCCGAAGAACTGGACTCGAGACTGGTTGGGCCTTTGGGAATCCCTGAAAGAAGTGATAAAGGAAGTGGATATTCAGGCTCAGCAACCACTATGGCAGGTGATCCACGCGGAAAAAGATCAAGAGGCGGCATGATCATATTGACATGACGGGGTTTTGCGCGTACTTTTCCCAAAGTGCACAAGTAACGCGAAACGCACACGAAACCCTGAGCCCGGCCAAGCGCCGGGTTTTCATTTCAATGTTTAGTCTCGTGCTTTAACCGTGTAAAATCAGCACATAGCCAGGACTCATGCATCTGGCGCCCAGTTTCTGGGGATCGAAAGGTTCAAATCCGGCCATGTCGGCTGCTCAAATGGCAATTCTGTTCGTACTTACGGTCTTGATGGCCGTTCTTTACGCCACACCTGAATTGCTGATCGCAACAGTCCAATTTGCGAATGAGGGTAGTCTGATGATGAAAGAAACCATGATGCAATATGTACAGCCAGTAGCCACAATGATTGCCGCCATTTGGTGTGGATGCATGGCCAACGGTAAGATCCCCGTTTGATACGAGGTAAGACCTCACATGAAAAACCCGGCCGCCGCGCCGGGTTTTTTGTTGTCAGTGCTTTGAAACACAAATTATGTCTTGGTCATACTGCGGAATTTTTTCGGCAGGTACTTCCACCCACTGTGCTCCTATTCCCAGGCCATCGGGAAGGCATTCCAGGCAAATGACGATCCCGTAGGTGCATCGGCCAGCTTGGCCATAAGGGATTGACTCATCTACAAGGTGATCAATTTTCCGACCAAGATTGGTATTAAGGGCGCTTTCTATCTTCTCTTCCAGTGTCTTGTCGGAGTTGCCAGGTATCAACGCCCCTTTCAGGATCTTATTGGCAACGGTGACTTTTTCATTTGATGTTGATCGATTGAAATTGTACATAAAATCGTTTTGGGCTTGCGGAGACATCTCTGCAATCTCCGGCGCGTAGGGGGCGAAGTAAAATGTTCTAGCGCCGACGTCCTTTTCATTTGCCATTATGGGTTCTCTGATTTTTTGAAACCGTAGTGATAGCACCTGAGTGTTATTTTTCCAAGCCCAAGCAATGACTTGGGCTTTTTCATGCCCAGCCCACGGAGTCGAGCGCATGGAGTATCTACAGCGCCTGCTCGACAAGATCGACAGGTTTGAATTGCTGATCGCAGGACTGGTCGGCGCTGTCGTCGCAAGCTGGTGGCACAAAGACGATCTTGCGGACTGGCGTGCCTGGATGATCTTTCTAGTCACCGGCATTGCCTGCTCTCTGTACCTGACGAGCATGGTCAGCACCTACTTGGGTGTGACCGAGCCGAAGATAGTCGCGGGCATTGGCTTCCTGCTCGGCACCTTCGGCGGATCGCTGCTCGCAGCCATCAACCGAGCCATCAAAGCCGCTGACCTCTGGGCGCTCATTCGCCAGCGGTTCGGGGGAGGCAATCCACCATGAGTCTTGAACTGATCAACTCCGTCGCCTGCGGCTTGATTGCCTTGTGGGCGACCTGGTGTGTTCTGAGCGGTCGAGTGCGGGACGGCGTCATCGGCAAGCTGATCTATTCGGCGATTGCCATCAGCGGTTTCGTGGTGATGAGCCGGGAGCAGAACATCTTCATGATGGGGCCGACCACGGCCGGCATCACGCTCCACGCCTCGCTGGCTCTCGCCGGCATGCGTCACATCTTCATGGTCATCTGGTGGCAGCGGGTGAAGGCCTGGCTGTGCCGAACGCTCAACTGTGAGCACTGCATGCGGTGTGATAAGGCGCCGGGCGGGATCGAGCGGCGATCCAAGTAAGTCGCGACACGTTTCGCGAATTGGCAAATTGTGTCGCGACACTCAATTCACTTGGCAGGGCTAAGTCTAAAAAACACTGAAATCGTCTGCATACTATATTTCTAAGCGATAGGTTGAGTATTCCGTGATTTATGGTAGTCTGTGCGTGTTCTTTGCGAACACCCCCCCTCGGTCTTCGGACCGACACGACTACACTCAATCGGTATTGATTATGAACAGTCTGAGAAAAAAACTTTCTGCTACAGCGACCGCGCAGGCACTCCTGGTGAATGCAGAGTCATATGGCATTGAGAAGGATCGGCATGTCAGTCGTTTCCGTCTCACTAAGAACAGCCTTGAAATGATTTCCGGAAGGGCGTTACTCACTCCGCAGTTCCTCCAAGATACCAACGGTGCTTTGTGGGAAATGAACTGGTCCATGATTGCCCTCCCGGATGGTGACTTCGCTTTTATCGAGACGAGTAAGATTGGCGTCTGGCCTCGGGTTGGCTGGAGTCGTCTTGAGGCTGCGCTGCGGGCAAGCGATCCAGAGGTAGCTATCGAGGTCGAGTTCAATAAGTGTTTTCCTGATTTCAAAGGCGAGCTCAGCTTTGACGATTGATTGCTCAACATGAATGAAGACCGCCAGTAGGGCGGTCTTTTTTTTTGCTCTTGGTTTGGAGTTTCGACATGGAGCGACCTCAGCCATCGTCCGATCTACTCGACACATTTTTACTCAGGTTGAGCCCTGCACCTGATGTCTGGATGTGGATTAGGAGGGAGATCCTCGCCGACACCGGAAGCATCCACAACGAAGACCACGCCCATCTGATCGATGCTGACATTCGTGTGATGTGGGCGTCTGCTGCTTTCACGAAGAAGGGGCGCACGGTGGTAGGCCAAGCCGAACAGGTCGCTTTCCGCGCCGGCGGTTGGCAGAAAGCCAGGATGGAACAGCAGATGCTGGATTGGTTCGGCGATGTGCCGGCCTTCATCATCACGCTGGCTGCTGACTACTGTGCGGATTGCTCAGACGCTGACTTCTGCGCTCTGGTCGAACATGAGCTGTATCACATCGCCCAAGCGACCGATAAATACGGTCAGCCAGCCTTCACCCAAGAAGGTCTACCCAAGCTTGAGATGCGCGGACACGACGTTGAAGAGTTCGTCGGTGTGGTCCGCCGCTACGGTGCGAGTCCTGCGGTGCAGGAGTTGGTGGACGCTGCAAACAATCCTGCTGAGGTGGGGAAAATGAACATATCGAGGGCCTGCGGAACCTGTCTGCTCAAGTCGGCCTGATCCTTGACAGGACCTTGACGGAATAAACCCATATGGCAGCCCTGAAAGATGAGGTGAAGCGCTTCATTGTGCAGGCGTTGGCCTGCTTTGATACGCCGACTCAGGTAGTGCAGGCGGTCAAGGAAACATTTGGCGTTGAGGTATCTCGCCAGCAGTGCGAGCAGTACGACCCAACGAAGCATGCCGGCCGTGACCTTGGCGTGAAGTGGAAAGCGGTGTTTGAAGATACCCGCAAGCGCTTCCGCGAGGAGACAGCCGAAATCCCGATCGCGAACCGAGCGTTCCGCCTTCGTGCGATGAACCGGTTTGTGGAGAAGGCTGAAACGATGAAGAACATCGGCCTGGCCATGCAGATCCTCGAGCAGGCCGCCAAGGAAGTCGGCGACGTCTACGTCAATCGCAACCGGAAGGACGAGCCAGACGATGAGCCGGCAATCCCGACGCGCATCCAGGTCGACGTAGTGGATGCGAGGAAGCCGAATGCCGAGCCTTAATGTTCCGCAGTCGCAATTCCTTCTGTTGCCCCACAAGTTTCGCGCCTTTGTTGCTGGATTCGGCTCCGGAAAGACCTGGGTCGGATGCTCAGCACTGAGCAAGCATTTCATGGAGTGGCCCGGCGTCAACGCTGGTTACTTCGCACCGACTTACCCGCAAATCCGAGACATCTTCTATCCCACGATGGAGGAGGTTGCATACGACTGGGGGCTGAAGACCAAGATCAACCAGGCGAACCATGAGGTTCACATTTACAGCGGCCGGCAGTATCGCGGCACTGTGATTTGCCGGTCGATGGAGAAGCCGCAGACCATCGTCGGCTTCAAGATCGGTCACGCATTGGTCGATGAGCTGGACGTGCTGACGTCGATCAAGGCGCAGCAGGCATGGCGCAAGATCATTGCCCGGATGCGTTACAACCTGCCCGGGCTGAAAAACGGCGTGGACGTAACCACGACGCCGGAGGGCTTCAAGTTCGTCTTCCTCCAGTTCGTGAAGCAGTTGCGCGACAAGCCAGCGCTGAAGGAGATGTACGGCCTGATCCAGGCCAGCACCTTCGACAACGAGTTGAACCTGCCTGACGACTACATCGCCTCGCTGATGGAGTCGTACCCCGAGCAGTTGATCCGCGCGTACCTAAATGGCCAGTTCGTCAACCTGACGTCGGGATCGATCTACCACGCCTACGACCGCAAGCTGAACCAGTGCTTCGATACTGTACAGCCTGGTGAGCCGCTGTTTATCGGCATGGACTTCAACGTCGGCAAGATGGCGGCGATCACTCACGTCAAACGAGATCAGGGTCTACCGCGCGCCGTGGATGAGCTGATGGATGGCTACGACACACCGGACATGATCCGTCGGATCAAAGAGCGGTACTGGGAACACACCGGCAACGACTACAAGAAGATCTGCGAGATCCGGATCTACCCGGACGCCTCCGGCGATTCGCGCAAGTCGGTCAATGCCAGCCTCACCGATATCGCCATGCTCAAGCAGGCTGGCTTCACAGTCATCGCGCCGGCGGCCAACCCGCCGGTGAAGGATCGGATCAACGCCATGAACGCCATGTTCTGCAATGCGCAGGGCGAGCGGCGTTACCTGGTTAATCCGTTTACATGTCCGACCTATGCCGATGGCCTGGAACAGCAGATCTGGGCGCCCAATGGCGAGCCAGATAAGAGCCAAGGAAACGACCACGCCAACGACGGCGGCGGTTACTTCATTCACCGCGAGTACCCGATCATCAAACCGGTCACCGCTATCAAAATGGGATACGCCCGATGAGCAACGACGTCTCCTTCAAGCGGGCGGACTACATCGAAGTGCTGGATCGCTGGGCAACCGTGCGCGATGTTTGCGCGGGACAGCACAGGGTTGTCGACCGACTGCCGTACATAAACGCTCACGACAAATCTCAAGAGAACGTAGACCGAAACAAGACCTATCGCGAACGGGCGGTGTTCAAGAACGCTACCGGTCACACGCGCAATGGGCTACTCGGCTTGGCCTTCCATAAAGACCCGACGCTGTCGGTCGCCAAGAAGCTGGAGTACCTGCAGGACAATGCCAACGGCTCCGGTGTGAGCATCTATCAGCATTCGCAAGGCACGCTGGAAAAGGTGCTTGAGGCTGGACGGCATGGTCTGTACGTCGACTATCACCAAGACGCCGGCACCGGTGGCCACTCCGTGATCCTGTCCTACTGCGCCGAAGACATCATCAACTGGCGCACGGGCATGGTGAACGGTCACAGCGTGCTGACCCTGGTGGTGCTGCGCGAATCGCCGGAAATCGAAGACGGTTTCGGTTTCAAGGTGGTCGAGCAATATCGGGAGCTAGCGTTAGAGGGCGACGGCTTCGTCTGCCGCGTTTGGCGCCGGTCCGGGCCGAAAGGTGGCGGGCCGCTGGCCGTTGTTCAGGAATTCAAACCCACCGGCGCCGCCGGACGCCTGAAGGAGATCCCGTTCACCTTCGTCGGCGCGCAGAACAACGATCCGAGCATTGACGAGTCGCCGCTCTACGACATCGCCATGATCAACCTAGGCCATTACCGGAACAGCGCCGACTACGAAGATAGCGTCTTCTGGTGTGGCCAGGCTCAGCCATGGATTTCCGGTCTGGATGAACAGTGGCGCGACTGGATGGAGAAGAGCGGCGTCTACGTTGGTTCCCGCGCACCGATGATGCTGCCTGCCGGCGGACAGTTCGGCTATGCCCAGCCACTGCCGAACACGCTGGTGAAGGAGGCCATGGCGGACAAGAACCAGATGATGATCGAACTCGGTGCCCGGATGGTCGTGGCTTCTCTCTCGTCCAAGACGGCGACCGAAGCACGCGGCGATCAGTCCGCATCAACGTCAGTGCTCGCCGGCTGCGTGGCCAACGTCAGCGAGGCCTATACCCGGGCGATCATGTGGTGCTGCATCTACATGGGCGTCGACGACGCGAAGGTCGCTTACCAGATCAACCAGGAGTTCGTGGAACTGACGGCAGATCCGCAAATGATCACCGCACTGGTGGGCCTCTGGCAGAACGGTGGATTCGCCAAAGCGGATTTGCGTGCCTACCTTCGCAAACTTGGCCTGATCGCGCCCGAGCGCACAGACCAGCAAATCGACGGTGAGCTGGCAGAGCAGGGCGACGGCTTGGGTCTGGATGACGAGGACAAAGTAGATGGCGGCAAACCAAGCAATCCTTGACGCCACGATTCGGCACGCGGTCTTCCTCGAAAAGCTGAAGGCAGGGGAGGTCGGCAAGTTCGCCCCCTTCCTGAAAGAGATCGACCGCTCGATCCGCGACCGGCTCACCCAATCGGATCTGACCGAGTACAACGTGAAGCGGCTGGAGGCGCTGCTGAAAGAGGTTGATAGCTTGCTGCTGGGCATTTTCGACCGCTACAGCGCGCAACTGAACCTCGACCTGATCGACATCGCCAACTACGAGGCTGAGTTTGAAGCGTCGAGCTTGGCCCGGTCGGCGCCGGTTGGTGTTTCGCTGGATGTGGTCGCGCCAACGGCAGCGGCTATCCGCACGGCGGTGCTGACCAATCCTCTCAGTCTGCGCGGCACCGGCGGCGGTAAGCTGCTGAAATCGTTCATCAAGGGCTGGACCAGTGCCGAGCGCGAGCGCGTCACCGGCACCATCCGGCAGGGTTTCTTCGAAGGGCAAACGAACTTCCAGATCATCCGCAACATTCGCGGCACCAAGGCTGCCGGTTACAAAGACGGCATTCTCGCTACCACCAACCGCAATGCCAGTACGGTCGTGCACACAGCTATTCAGCATGTGTCGTCCCAGGCACGGATGGAGGTGGCCAAGGCCAACACGGACATCGTGTCTGAAGTAGAGATGGTGGCCACACTGGACAGCAAGACCAGTCAGCAGTGTCGGTCGATGGATAAACGACGGTTTCCGGTCGACTCTGGCCTGCGGCCGCCTTTTCACCCGAATTGCCGGACCACGTTCGTCCTGCTTACCAAGCTCAGCGAGATGTTCGCCAAGGGCGCTACCCGGGCTTCGGTGGGCGCAGATGGAGCCGGGCAGGTCAGTGCGAGCCTCGACTATTACCACTGGCTTCAGCAGCAGCCGGCGTCGTTTCAGGACGTGGCAATCGGGCCGGTGCGGGCAAAGTTGTTTCGCAAAGGAGGTCTGACCATCGAGCGCTTCGCGGAGCTGCAGCTTGATCGCAACTTCGCGCCGTTGACCTTGGCTCAAATGAAGAGACTGGAACCTCTGGCATTCGAGCGTGCAGGAATGTGATAGCTCAGCAATCTTTTCGCTGAGTGTCTAGTTCTGACATGTATTCGTAGTAGGCGTCTTTCCAGTCTGTGACGAGCTTTTCGTATTCCTCTTTAATGAACTCTGGCCTTTCAAAGGATTTGTAGTCCGAAACACGAATGGTCATCCAGTCGGTGAGCTCACCGGATTTTTCTCCGAGTTTTGAGTTGTTCAACAGCATCAATGAGTAACCAGCACTCGAGAAAGCTTGTACGTAATTGGGCTTTTTCTCTTGAAATCCTGGAGACGCACTTCCGGTCGCTAGTGTTGCTAGCGAAACGATAAAAGCATCACTTTTGATTCGGGCGGACTCTTCCCTTTTGTCTAGCCGACTTATGCAACTGAGTTTTTCACTAGACCTCGTTGTTTGCGCGCTGCTTATCCAGGACGTGACGCTGGCCGCAAGTACGCCAGTGAGTGTCAGTGCGGAGGATAAAACTGCAATCTTTAACGCATTCTTCAGATTCTTTTGTGTTTCATATCTTGATGCCCTTGACGCCATTTTTATTTGTCTCCTAAAAGGCCGGCATTGAAATGGATCAGCACTGGAAACGCAACGTCACCCGCTCAGGCGGGTTTTTTTACGCCTGTAAAGCGGGCAACACATACCCAAGGGGTGCATCACCGTGGCAGAAGAAAACGAAATCGACCTGGAAAACCCGGCAATCAAGGCCGCAATCGCGACTGCCGTTGAAGCATCCGTTTCCGGTCTGAAAACCAAGAACTCGGAACTGCTGGGCAAGCTGAAGGAAACCTCCGGCAAGCTGACTCAGTTCGAAACCCAGTTTGAAGGCATCGATATCGACGCTGTCAAAGGTTTGCTCAGTCGCGCAGGCCAGGACGAAGAAACCAAGCTGCTGACAGAGGGCAAGGTGGATGAAGTCTTCAATCGCCGAACCGAACGCCTGCGCGCAGATACCGACAAGCAATTGAAGGCAATCACCGCACGCGCAGAGAAGGCTGAAGCTTTCGCTGCGAGGTTTCAGGGCAAAGTCCTGGGCGACTCGGTGCGCGGCGCAGCGCTGAAAGCCGGCGCGCTGCCGGAAGCAACCGACGACATCATCCTGCGCGCCAAGGGCGTGTTCTCACTGAACGAAGAGGGCGAAGCGATCGCCGTCGATGAATCTGGCGAGACCATCCTCGGCAAAGACGGCAAGACCCCTCTGACCCCGCTCGAATGGGCGGAATCACTGCGCGAAAGCGCGCCTCACCTGTGGCCAAGGGCTTCAGGTACACAAGCCCCGGGCGGGGGTGGCGGCCAGGCTGCATTCAAGCGCTCCGAAATGACCTCCGAGCAAAAGCGCGATTACCAGCGCAAGCACGGCCAAACCGCATACCTGCAATTGCCCAAATAAGGGGATCCACCCATGGCAACGACTGTTAACAGCGACCTGATCATCTACAACGATGAGGCGCAAACCGCATACCTGGAGCGTGTCCAAGACAACCTCGATGTGTTCAACGCATCGTCCAATGGTGCGATCGTGCTCGACAACGAGCTGATCGAAGGCGACTTCCGCAGGCGCTCGTTCTACAAGATCGGCGGTTCGCTGGAACATCGCGACGTCAACTCCACCGGCAAAGTGACCGCGAAGAAGATCGGTGCTGGTGAGGCCGTTGGCGTCAAGGCACCGTGGAAGTACGGCCCGTACCAGACTACCGAAGAGGCGTTCAAGCGCCGTGGTCGTCCGGTCGATGAGTTCTCCCAGATCATCGGTGCCGACGTTGCTGACGCCACTCTGGAAGGTTTCATCCAGTACGCCACTGCTGCGCTGCGCGCCTCGATCAGCTCCAACGCTGACATGGTAGTTTCGGCCAACATTGAGACCGACGGCAAGAAGACCCTCACCCGCGGCATGCGTAAGTTCGGCGACAAGTTCGGCCGAATTGCTCTGTGGGTCATGCACTCCAGTGCTTACTTCGACATTGTCGACGAGGCGATTGCGAACAAGGTGTACGAAGAGGCGGGTGTCGTCATCTATGGCGGCCTGCCAGGCACACTCGGCAAGCCGGTGCTGGTCACCGACACCGCGCCCGCAGATGTGATCTTCGGCCTGCTGCCAAACGCCGTGGTGATCACCGAGTCTCAGGCGCCCGGTTTCCGTTCGTACGCGGTGAACGACGAAGAGAACCTTGGTATCGGCTACCGCGCTGAAGGCACCGTCAACATTGATGTTCTCGGCTACAGCTGGAAGGAAACCGCTGGCGGTGCGAACCCAACGCTTGCCGCCGTGGGTTCGGCTGCGAACTGGGTCAAACATTCCAACAGCAACAAAGTGACTGCTGGTGTGCTGATCACTCTGACCACCACGCCACCAGCCGGCGGCTGATACTGGCCCTGACAGCGGCCAGCGATGGCCGCTACGGAGACTTTTATGGAACTGGTTTACTCCACTCAGAATTCGGACTTCGATCCGGAAAAGCGGTACCGCAATCCAGCGCATTTTGATCGGCCGGAAGCGGGCGTGACCCATGTAGTGGTAATCGGTGACTGGCCGAAGGTGGTCGACGCCTATGAGAAGTTGGGCGTCGAAGTTTCGGTGACGATGCCTTTGATCAGCCAGCGTGTTGATTCGGACTGCTCCGACGCCATTTCTAGCCTGGAACAGGACAACGACACCCTCCGCGCTGAGCGTGACGGCATCCTTCGACTGATCGAAGCCGCCGAGGGGCAATCGGAACTGGAACATCCGGGCGCGGGCGAACTGCCGATCCGCCTGTTCGGTGCGCTGAAAGCCATTCATGAGGGATTCGAAACCCTTACGGGTGAACGTGACAACTTGGCGGGCGAGGTTGAATCTCTCCGCGCTGAAGTCGAACGCCTCAAGGCACCAGCGGAACCGGTCGACAATGCCGAGAAGATCACTGGTCTGAAAGCGAAGCTCGACGCCGCCAATGTGCCGTATCGAGCAAATGCTTCGGTTGAGTCACTGGAAAAGGCGGTCTCTGAGCTTCCGAACGCGTAATAATCCGGGTGCGCATTCATTGGTGCCCGATTCAAAAAAACACAGCGAGCTGATTCATGACTCTCATCATCGAGGACGGTACCGGCAAGCCTGACGCCGAAAGCTACGCATCTGCCGAAGATCTGGCCATGTACGCCGTGAAGTTCGGTGTGACCATTCCGACGGAAGTGCCAGCACAGGAAGCATTGCTGCGCCGGGCTGCGCTGGCAATGGACGGTATGGCGTGGAAAGGGCGAAAGTCCAACAGCGAGCAAGCGTTGTCCTGGCCGCGCCGAGGCGTTGAGTTGGACTACGAAATCAAGCCTGACAACTACCTGCCGGCGCGAATTCAGTACGGCCAGATGGCGCTGGCTGCCGAGATCCACACCGACGATGTCGACCCGATCGATAAGCGCAAAGGTGCGGTGACGCTTGAGCGTGTCGAGGGCGCGGTAACCCGCGAATACGCGACCATCCCAAACACCAGTGGCCGACTGTTGCCGGCTGCGCCTGATCGGCCGAGCGCCACTCAGTTTGCTGATTACCTCCAGAAAAGGGGGCTGTTTGCGGTGCGGGCATGATCGAGCGTAGGCTTACGACTCCATCAAAAAGGAAGTCGATATGGCAGAGCATCAGATAGTTAGAAAACACCCGACTCAGGATGAAAAAGACGCTTGGGATGCTTATGCCAGCGCTGCTCTTTCCTCGCTTGTTGCTATAGGAAGCGAGCCAAATAAACTGGCGGCTTCAAAGGCCGCACAGTTCGCTACTCTGCTACTCAACGAGCGGAGAGAGTTGTTCCCAGAGAAAAAGGCGACGGCTCGAAGCGTGCCTCTCAAGCTTTAACTCAAACTGCCCAGCCATCGAGCTGGGCTTTTCACATCTGGAGCCACAATGGCCTTCTACGACGAAATGGCCGTTATGGCTCTGGAGATGATCACAGAGTTCGGCCAGCCCGTGACCATCAGCAAAACGGCTCCGGGCGAATACGACCCTGAGACCGGAGGCGAGTCACCGGGCGCCACCATTGAGCAGAGAGCCCAAGGCATCCTGATCGACTTCACCGGTCAGGAATTCCAGAACAACAGCCTCATCAAGCAGGGCGACAAGAAGCTGAAAATCGCCGCGCAGGGGCTGTACTGGGTTCCGGATCTGCTGAACAAAGTGATCATTCAGGGGCGCACCTGGTCCATCGTGCCGCCGCTGAAAGAGGTGAATCCCGCCGGGACACCGATCCTTTACGAGCTGCAGGTGCGGGCATGAACCGCGCAGGCGCTGGTCAGTCCGGCAGCTTCGCTCTGAGCCTTGCCGAGTTTGCCGCCCAGACAAGCGAAGCCATCGACGCCAGTGTGCGCGAGATCATCATCGAGGTCGGCAGCAGTCTGATCCGCATGTCTCCAGTGGGTAACCCGGAGATCTGGGCGCAGAACGCTGTAGCGACTCAGTACAACCAAGCCGTCGACGCCCACAACAGCGCGTTGCGCAGCGATCCGGCCAACCTCACCAAGGGCGGCAGGCTCAAGAAAGGCCGCAAGCTCAACGACGGCATGGACATCGTCGCACCGGAAGGCTACGTGGGCGGCCGGTTCCGCGCGAACTGGCACATCTCTCTCGGCTTGGTCGAGAGCGTCACCTTCGACGAGGTTGACCCGAGCGGCGCCGAGACTGTCGCGGCTTTGGTCGCCGCGATGAGCGACTTCACCGCCGGCCAAATGGCTTACATCATCAACAACTTGCCCTATGCGATTCCGCTGGAATTCGGTCATTCGACCCAGGCCCCCGGCGGCATGGTTCGGGTCACCGTAGCTCGCTTCCAGCAAATCGTGCAGGAGGCCATCAGGAACAATCAGGTATGAGTCACGCACGCGCCCGTCAGGCCATCGAAACGAAGCTGGCCGCATGGTCGGCTGCGCGCCCAATACGAGTGGCCTACTCGAGTCAGCCATTTACACCGGGTCCATCTGAAACCTATCTGCGGGCCTTCCAGCTACCAGCCAGCACCACCTGCCGTTATCTCGGCGGGGACGCCTACGAGTACGTCGGCGTTTATCAGATCAGCATCGTCTGTCCATCTGCCCAGGCCATGGCTACCGCAGAGACACTTGTTGAAGAGCTGACTCAACTCTTTCGCGTCGACACACCGCTGGCCCGAAACGGGTTCGACGGGCTCATCACTGAGCCAGTAGATCAAGGGCCAACCATCACTGAATCGGCGACCTATACGGTCCCGACCAGCTTCACCTATGCAGGTGTCGCAGAACAACCGCCCGCTGGGGCATAACCTACCGCCGTCAGGCGGGCACTCAAGAGGAAACACACCATGGCCGCACGCTTCCCGCTGCCGAACGGCGCTGTGCTGGAGATCGCCAGTATTATGGGATCCGCCGTCGCTTTCACTGCTTTGACCAATGCGAAACCGCCGGTTGCCGCCTCTGTAGGGCACGACATTGAAAACGGTGACGTTTTGCTGATCAACTCCGGTTGGGCGCTGATCAATGACCGCGCAGTAAAGGCGTCCGGCGTTACTGCTGATGCTTTCGCCTTGGCCGGTCTCAATACCACCAACACCGACAAATTCACCGTAGGCGCGGGTTCCGGCTCAGTGATCCCGGTGTCCGGATGGACGCAAATCTCGAAAGTTACGTCCTTCACATCCTCCGGCGGTGAGCAGCAATACCAAACTGTCGGCTATCTGGAGGATGACGACGACAAGCAGTTTCCAACCAACCGCAACCCGACCACGATCACCATCGTGGTGGAAGATCAGCCGACCGCTCAATACGTCGAGACTGTCGAAGGCTTCGACGACACCAAGGAGCTGGCTGTCGTGCGCATGAAGTTGCGTAACGGTGATCAGATCCTCTATCCGGGTTATGTGAGCATCACTCCTGATCCGACCATGGAGCGAAACAACGTCATGACGCGCACCATCAGCATCGGGCTTTCTGCTCGTTCGCTCCGTTACTTGGCCGGCGCATAAGGAGTTCCCATGGCAAAGATCAGGATCGCCCAGAACCCTACGTTCAAGGCTCTCGTGCACATACCCATCGTCGGGTGTGAGCCCGAGGCAATCGAGTTCACCTTCAAGTATCGCGATCGCCCGGCACTCGCCGCTCTGTTCGACGAGTGGAACCTCAAGGCGAAGGAAATGCGCGAGGGATTTGGGGACGGCACCACATTGTCAGAGGTCGTTGCCGCCGAAACCGAGTATCAGGTGCAGCAGATCAAGGATCTGGTCGCGGGCTGGGGCTTCGATGACAAGTTCGACGACAAGAGCGTCCTTGCCCTTGTGAAGTCATGCCAGGGTACTGCCGAAGCGGTAGTGAATGCCTATCAGAGCGCATTCAATCAGGCCCGCCTGGGAAACTGAGGGAAGCAGCCGCGGCGTTGTACGAAAGCGGGCCATCTGCTGAACAGTTGGCCATCCTCGGGCTGACGGCTGCCGATATGTCGGGTGACGATGTAGAGGTCTGGCCATGCAACTGGCCGGCCTTCCTCCTATTCAACCGGATGTCCACGCAGTGGCGGGTCGGCACCGGTAGCGCCATCGGCCTGGATTACAACTGCATCCGAGACGTTGCCGGCTTCCTCGGCATCAAGAAAAAGAAACTCGCTGAAATCTTTCCTGACCTGCAGGTGCTGGAAGGTGAAGCCCTGCGCGTTATGGCGGAGGAAAGGGAAAACAGCCCGTAA